ATTGCACTAAACATGAAAAGCATATACCAGAGAAAAGACAAACTATGGGATGCAAGAATCATAACTACATACCAGAGTTAATTGATGCTCATGTTATGGAGGTAGATGATGATAAAGTTTTATATCAAAAGGGTGACGTTCAATTCTATAACGTAGAAGAGAACTCAAACTGTAGAGGAAAGAACTATTATTCCAGCAAAGAACTTATAGAAGTATTTAACACAGGCGATCCAATAGGATTTATCAAAGCTATAGACGGGATAAAAAATAAGTTTGATGGAACAGTTAAAAAGGTTGAGAAGCAATGAGGAAGTTACTAGGCTTTCGGTTTTTTTATTACAAGTATTTCTGTGTCTGGGTATAACGCCTCTACTAGTTTTTTCTTCAGTCTAAACATAGGCGTTTCAATTCCCTTCGTATCTTCTACCACTGTGTTACCTGCGCTGTTGACGTATCTGAAGTCAGCTTTATAAAGACAAATCTTTTTACCATTCACCTCGCAAGGATACGGCGGATGTACCTCTATGTTAGAGATCAAGCCTTGTGCTTCTAATTCTTTTAAGTGTGTGTACCTAGCGGCCTCTAACTTACTGTCAAAAGTTATGCCATCAAGTTTGACTTTCTTTGCGCCGTATTTGTTATACAAAATTTAAGGTGTTCCTAAAAGTTTTTTCTCTTCTTCTTCTCGGAGTACTTGTCGTGCTCTCTCTGCTCTTATATCTGGTGTTATATATTGACCTGTTAAACCCTGACTTAATTCTTCTTTGGTGTAATCAAACATTCCTTTGCTAACCGGTTGTGCTACTCCAGTCAATGCTCCTGTTTCAGCGGCTGTTGCCAGCTCTCTGCTAACATCTATTGGTCTAAAGATTCCTCTCATAACATCTCTATAGTTAGCTACTTTAGCATCTTTTAATTGTTTTTCTATATCTCTTTCGCTCATGCCAAGAGTTCTAGCATCTTCAATTGCTGTATATAAATCTCTTAATACTCTATATCTTTTTTCGTTTGAATTGATATAGCCTTGTATAAACTGTTCTGCTGTTTGTTTATCTGAGCTTCTTAATAATCTGTTAAATTCATTTGTAGCATCTTTGATTGCATCGTTAGCTTCAAACCCTCTGTATCTTAAAGTTCTATCTATCTGCGGCTTAACAACTTTCAAACCACTGAACGCTTGAACCAAAGTTTCTGCAACATCTATTTCTTTACCAGCTCTATCTAAAATTTTAGCATTGTCTCCTTGTTTATTTGTGCTACCAATAACAGCTTTAGGAAAGTTTTTTGTTTCAAGTCCAACACCTAACACTCCTTTACCAGTAATATCTGGCTGAACTCTAAATGGCGTTATTGTTGGAAGGGCAGTATCAATAAAATGTAAAGTACTCTTTAAGAATTTTTCAGAATCAGAATCTGCTTTCCCCCATATTTTTCTTCCTGTTGCTGTCTCTCCAGCATATCCCTCTAATAAAGCTTGCGCTGAAAATGCAGGTTCAACAAATGGTTGAAACATTTCTCCGACCATTCCAAAAGAAGAATCAAATAAAATTTTTGACAAAGATTCTTCATCTCTATTACCACTAGCTACTTCTTGAAAAACTCTTTCTACCGGTCTTCTTAAATAATCGTATGGGTTCATATAACTGAAGTTAATAAACTGTGTTGGATTACCATCTTTATCTGTAGCAATAGGTATTAGAGTTGCTGTGCTATCCCAAGGCGCAGCAAAAGATCTTTTGTATGCATCTACTTTTTCATCGGTAGTCCCGGTCAAAGCTGTTCCAAGTTTATATAAACCAACAGGCAATGCAGTTGTAGTAGCAACAGCGCCGGTTAATCTTCTCATACCAATTTTTTGTATTTCTTTATTATCACTGGCTAATTCTTTAATGGATCTGCCTAATGCATTGTATGTGTTTCTCATTATCTCAGCAGGGAAAGCAACAAAGTTACCTATCGGAGCTCTTCTAATTACTGAAGAAACAAATGGCACAACTCTTTGATAATTTTGTACTGTGTTTAAAGTTATCTCAGCAGATTCGGATCTGATAAATTGCTCTAACCCTTCCTCGCCATATTTATCTAAGATGTCTTGTGTTCTTAAAGAAGCTTTACCAGATGGAGATGTTTCAATAATGTCTGCAAATCTCAACATGTTTTTACCTGACTCTATTGGAACTAACCCAGTGGTATCTTTTAATAAAGCATTTCTTAATCTATCTTTTTCATTGTAATAATTAAATGTACGACCAGCATCATCAGTCATACCGTAAGCTTTTTCAAAAAATCTTATGCCTGATTTGTCTGCTACTTTTCCAAGCTGAGATACAAAACCACTTCTTTCACTAGCTAACTTTGCTAGCTCTAAAGTTTCTCCTAGTTGAGCACCACCCTTTTGTTGAATACCTTCTTCAATAAGTTCATTTATTTTTTCTCTTCTTAGTTGTCTAGTTTTTGGGTCTATCAAACCAGCAAAAGTATTTTGTACAGCATCAGTAAATTTACCAGTGCTACCAAGATTTCCATTTAATAAAGAAAAGAAAGGAATACTAGTAAAGTTTCTTATTTGAGCTCCTGGTGAAAGCACTGTTTTACCATATTGTGATCCAGCTTTAACTGCTAGAAATCCTGTGTATAGCTTTCCAAGTATAGGCCATTGAGCCTTGGTATCTGCTGTAGCATCAAGCAATGCATTCCATACATCTTCTCTTGCATAAGTTCCAGCTAATGCGCCAGCATCTTCATCGAACTGTTTAAATATTATTTGATTTCCTTGAGCATCATAATCTACAAGTTCTTTTAATTGTTTTCCTTCAGCATCTATTCCAAATTCTTTTGGTTTTAAAAACTTAACGCCTCCAGTTTGAGTAGAAACATCATCCAATCTTTTAATGTTATTAAACATTTCTGTTTTTCCAATAAGATTAGATAGTCTTTGAGAGGTCAAGCTAGCTGTTAATTTAGTATTGTTTAATGCTCTTCTCCAATCTGTTTCTAAATAACCAGCGGCTTCGCCTAATGCCATTCTTACTTCTGGCAAGTTGTCTAGTTGTCTTCCTTTTAATATTCCTTTATCAGCATTAAGGCCTTGCAAATACATTTGATTAGTATCAAAGTTAAAACCATTTTTATTTTTAGGTCCGGGATTTAATAACCCAAAAAATTCTCTTTGAGCTTCATCTCTGCTCAAACCAAATTCGCTTTGAATTTTTTTAATAGCTGCTTCCTGAAATTCTGGATTAACTTTGTATCCTTTATCAATAATAGATTTATAAACTCTAGTACCATACGTGCCAACATTTTCTGCTATGGCATCTCTTAGTTCTTGTGGTAAGAACAAATGCATAAAACCATCTGCCCCTTCATCACTATAATTTAATACTTGTTGAGAGTACGTATCAAAGACATCTCTGTTTGTTTTTAAAATATTTGATATCTTTAAACCATCATCTAGTCCTAAAGACTGATAATTAATAAAATTATTTTCTATGCTTTTTATATTGTCTTCTGCAGCGGCTTGAATAGCTTTTGCTCTTTTTATTTTTTCAGCCCTCTTTAAACCAGGCTCCATGTAATCAACTCGTATGGTTGGAAACATAAAGTCTTCAATGCTTCTAGATAAACTCAAGGCTGTGTCTTGATTTATTAATCCATTATCTACGCTTCTATTAACAGTATTAATTACTTGATCAAATGCTCCATCTACTGCATCTTGATTTGCTTTCACCATAGCAACTTTGGCACCCATTACTTCGGCTACTTCCTTACCTGGCCTAGCTCCAACATAAGAAAAATTTTTCTTCAACCAATTGTACATACCAGTGTTTGCTTCAAACGCTGTCTTCTGTAATTCGCCAGGCTTAGTAGCTCCACGAGCACTTTGTATGGTCTTTGCCATGAAAGATCCAACAGGCGCTGCTAAATCAACCAATGCTCCAGTTGTGTTAATAGCGGCTTTTGCAACTAAAGGTAATCCAAGAATAAAACCAGCGCCTTCTGCTGCTACTTGGAGTTTATCTTTTAATCTTTCTGAAGCGGCTTCTGCTCCTTGCAATCTAGCAAGCCTTGTTTCATCAGACTCACTATCTAAAAATATATCTTGTAGTGTTTGTATATCATCAGTTGCTACTGCGCCATCTACTACCCCAGCGCCAATCGCTTGCCCAAGCTTTCCAACCTTTCCTGTTCTCGCAAGAACTCCAGCGGCTCCAAAGCCAGGCAATCCAAACTGAACTAAATATTTTGTTATCTCTCCTGCTGTGGTTTCTGCTTCTCCGGGTGAAATGCTATCGTAGTATTCATTGATATCTTTTGTTAGATCTTCATCGGTAAAGTAATCGTAAACAGAACTAAGTGTAGTTAAGCCACCTCTACCAATATCTTGTAAACCTCTAACTGCTTGTCTTCCAACATCTCCAAGCACACTAGCCTCGCCCTTGGTCATGGCCTTAACAGCTGCCGCATGATCTGCTTTAGCTTTGGCTATGGTTTCTGGCTTGGTGTCTTTTATGTATGTCGAGGTGCCGTCTGGAAAATCAAGGTATGGCATGACATTACGATGAGCCTGATGGTTTAGGCTTAAGTATTAAATTAGGATCTCCAAATAGTGCAATCCCTTGTTTTTGTAAAGCTGCTAAATCTCTTGGAGTCATTGGCTCATCTTTGTAATAAACTTCTAAATCTCCATATTTATCAGAACCATAACCGCTTCCACTCATTAAAGATCTTTTAATTAATTCGTATTGTGCTTGAACTTTTTCTGCATCAACATCTTCTAAGATACCAGCTCTAGTTCCTTCTAGCTCTAACATTTTTGCGTACTCTGCTGGATTTGCTTTGAAGTATTCTAATAGTCTAGCATCAGCAGGCAGCATCTCAGCTTGTCTTGTTTCTTCACCAAGATAACCTTCTCCAAATGCTACCACTGGATTCACAGGAACATAACCTTCTACTGGTTTCATCATGTTTAAGAAACCTGCCATCATCTTTTTAGCAAAGTCTGTATCTCTAGAAACTTTATCCATGTAACTAGATGGAAGTGCTTTTAAGTAATCTAGGAATTTTGGTTTCTCTACAAAGTTTCCTTGATCATCTACCTGAAACCCTTGATTTTGAACTAGGTTATATTTCATGATGTTTGCCCACTTATCGCTAGTAGCAATATCATCTATATCAAAAGTTTGAGTAATATCTTCTATGTCAGAGTCTTGTCTTATGCTTGGCTCTTGAGGTCTCTTTGCATCAGACTTATCTCCACCAGGGAGGAGCGAAGCTCCTGCAACAATACCTGTTCCTATAAGAGCTGGCTTAACAGCTTTTTTGATCATGCTAGGTTTAGCTGCTTGAGCGGCTGCACCTTCTGGAATGCCTTGAGCTTTTTTAACTTCATCAGCTTTTGTGATTGCTTCGTCAGCTTTCTCTTGAACTTTCTTTGCAGTAGTTGGAGCTGGCTCTTCTTGTTTTACTTTAGGCTCTTCTACTTTCTTTGGTCTTGTTTTAGGCTTGGCTTCTTTTGCAATTTTCTTTGCAACCCTTCCGCCTTTAGCCAAACTTAATATTCCGCCATCAGCTTTTTGTACAGGCTCATCCTCATAAACATAAAACTCTTCAGGCTCTATATTTAATTCTGTAAGCAATTCTTCAGGAACTACATTCTTTAAATATTTAGGTTCAATTTCTGACACAAGATCTATAAGCTCTGGTAATCCACCTTCTCTTTTATAGTATTCAGGATCTGCTCTCAATTCATCACGAGCTTCATAGCTAAGAAGTTCTCCTCCAGTAAGAGGACTTTGAGTAATCATATAATCGTATTCTGGATTTCCAAATAATTGACTTGTTTTGCTATGAGGAACTAAATCTGCAAGCTCTTGTCTAGCTGCCATTTGTCCAGCCATGCCTGTGTAAGTTTCTCTTGTTGGTCCAAGAACTAAACCTTTTGCTTTTTCAGTTTTTTCTAAAGTTTTTCTAAGCTTGTTTCCTTTGACTCCCATTTGCAAAAGCTTTGATGCTATGGCCGCTGGTGGAAATAACATTAGCGGAGCAATAGCATAGTCAACAGGATCGGTTGGATCAAATATAAAATCAGTAATGTCTCTTAAGTTTATGCCAGAACCTTCAGCAGTTCTTTGTAGATTAAAAAACCCTTTATCTACATCACCGCCTTCTTGCATTTTCATGGGCTCAAGGCCTGACATTATTCCCGGCATTATCCAAGAGCTCCAAGACCAGTTGCAATCGTACCAAAAGCACCGACTGCTTGTCCTAATGCTGTGGGCTGCTGATAGACACCACGTTGATATGCGCTTGTACCAGTACCACCAGAGATGCCGCCCATAGGGGCACCAGCTAGCATTTGCTGTCCAGTTAACAATCTTTGTAATGGTTCTTGAGCAAGCTGTTGAGCACCAGCAAATTGTCTTGACAATGCTGCTTGCTGAGTTGCTTGACCTTGAGTTCCAAGCTGGCTTAGTAAGTTTACTTGGTTGGCTAATTGCTGTTGAGTTTGTTGTCCTAGACCTGCAAGCCCACCGCCAATCGTGCCAAACTGTCCGCCAAGCCCAGCGGCTAGTTGCCCTAGTCCACCCATAGCTTGACCAATCTGAGCTTGTTGCCCACCTAAACCTGCTTGCAATGATGCTAGGCCTTGGCTTGCTTGTCTTTGTTGTTCAAATGCTTGTTGTGCTTGCTGTTGAGCTTGACCAAACCCAGCGCTTCTAATTCCAGCGACAGCTTCTGCTGCACCTCTACCTGTTTGTCTTGCTAATTCTTCTTGAGTAAGTCTGCCTCTAGCACCACCAAATGCTCCTGCTGCTATAGCTCTATCTCTAAGACCTATATCTGCTTGGGCTCCTTGTCTTCCTATGTCTTGTAATGTTTGTTGTACTACAGCTTCTTCGTATGGGTCATAGAAACCTCTTGCCATAGATGGATCGTACATGCCAGTAGTTCCACGAGCAGTTTCTTCAGCTCTCATAAGAGCACCAAGTCCACCACCCATAGCTTCTCTGGCGCCTGGTAAATATCCGAAAGCTTCTTCTAATGCTCTCTCTTGCCTTCCGAAGAGTCGACCAGCTTCGGTAACATAAGGCTGATACTCACCTAGTCGTGCGGCTTGCTGGCGGGCTTGTATTTGTAGTGGAGTTAGCCCGGCAGTTTGCTCAATGGGAATATCTCTTGGTCTTGATATAAGACCTTCGTATTCACCAGGCGCACCAAAGTAAGACGCTAATAATCTTCTTGAGTAATCTTCTATATAGGGAGAAACAAACGAATAACCGGTTTGGGGGGTAGTAATTACTTCCGCTTCCGGAGCTTGTTTTGTTTTACTTAGACACATCTTTTATTTATTTCCTATAATACATACCACCTATCTGGTGAAAGCCTTTTTTATCAAATAATTTCTTGGCTCTTTCTACACCGTCTAGGTTGAAGATGCCGAGAATCAAAGGCTTGTCTTGTTCTTTAGCATATTCTATAACTGCATCCATTAAAAGATGGGACGGTGGAGTTTGATCTTTTAAAT